CAGCACATAGATACGCATACTCAACAATTCAATACTTCACAACATAATGAGACACATAAGACAAATTAATACCGTAGGAACAGATAGTTATACAGTAGTCATAGCTAACGAACCATTAGAGAACAATCATTCAGTTGTAAATAATCCAACCTTGTTTGAAATTTCAGAGGATGAGATTCCTCAAGTATATCAATATTTAGACATTCCTCTACCATCTGTTCCTTACGAAGTGCAGTTATGGAGAATTAGAACTGTATTAAAGTTGATGCAATTAGAAACTCAAATAGAGAATGCGTTAGAAACATTACCTGAACCTTCAAAAACCGCTGCTAATTATATTTGGAATTATGGCACAACAGTAGAGAGGTCAAGTCAAACAGTCTTGTTGCTACAATCCGTTTTGCAATTAACTAATGAACAGGTAGACGACTTGTTTGTACAGGCAGACAATATAATTTTATGATATTATTTATAATAGCATACGTATTGTTTCTTCCACTGAGTATAATAAACTGGTTTTTTGTTGAAAATAAAAAAGGTTACTTTAAAAGTTCAGCAATAAGTTTAGACAAGTTTGGAAATAGAGAGTTTAGAACGTTTTTAAATAAGACGTTAATACTTGAAAATGGATATAAATTTGGAGATATTAATGAAACAATGTCCAGCGTTCTAGGTAAGAATGAAAGGGATTATACGCTAACTAGAGCAGGTAAGGTACTTGTATGGATACTGGATAAGATAGATAAAGATCATGCATTAAAATCAATAAATAAATAACTATCTTTGTAAAAAAATTAAATTAAATGAAAAAAATAACGACAGAAGAATTAGAAAATTTAAGAAGAGTAAACTCAGAGTTTAATTCTCTTAAGGGAAAGATCGCAGACGCAGAGATTGAAATTAAAAAACTATCTGTATTTAAGGAAGGTGTGTTCTCTAAACTAGAGACAGCTTCATTAGACTTTAAAGAACAAGAAAAGAAACTATTAGAGATATACGGAAACGTAAATATAAATCTACAAACAGGAGAGATAACAGATGACAAAAATTAGCCAGTACCCAGAGATAACACTTCTAGATGTTAATGACCTATTAATTGGAACTGATGTTGAGAATAGTAATGACACTAAAAATTTTAGTATACAAAGCATATTCGATCTGCAGATAGCTTCAAATACAACTACAACATCCTTATCTTCATCAGAACTAGGAAGTTTATACGAGGATGCATTTCCAGGATTCAAAGTTCAATGTCTAGATATAATTTCAGGTGCACTGATATATGAAAAGACTTCATCTGGATGGATTTCTTATTCAGTTACAGAGGTATAATGAATGATATTAGAAAGATATCTATAGGGCCTAACTACAAGAGCGACGCTATGCACTTCATTGTCGGTCAGGAGGTCCTGGATAAGAGCTATACGATCCACTCTATACTGCTAGATGATAAATCTGGTGGCATAAAGGTATGGATAGAGAAGAACTCTGAGGTGTTCTGCTGGAAGGAGTTTAATATTAATATGCCAGTGTCACTAGAGTACAACATAAACTTCTGATGAGATCCCCAGATATGTTTATTGTCCGACCATTAGATGGTAGGAGATACGATAATATAAAGAGAATCAGTGGTGTTGACTTTATAACCAGCACGTCTAAGGAGGACCACACGGTTTCTAACAGGCTTGCAGAAGTTATAAGTATACCGCTAACTTACGACGGAAAAGTAAAAGTTAACGATATACTTTTAGTTCACCACAACGTCTTCAAGGTATACTACGACATGAGGGGTAGAGAAAAGAGCGGAGCCAGTTTTTTTAAGGATGACCTATTCTTTATAGATGATGAGCAGTACTTCATGTACAACCAGAACGGTGAGTGGAACACACACTCAAAGTACTGCTTTGTTAAGCCACTGAAGCAGATGGAGTCAACCATAAACAAGAACAGCAAGGAGGAGCCACTTATGGGTACTATTGTCTACATAAATCAAGAGTTGCTAGACCTTGGTCTAAGCATTGGAGATGAGATCTCGTTTGAGCCAGACAGTGAGTACCCATTCTATATAAACGACGAGAAGTTGTATAGGATGACTACCAAAAACATTACAATCAAATGGACCACAACATAATAAAACAGAAGATCATTGCAGCTGGATATAAGGCTGTTAATGAACTAATAAAGGTTGCAGAGGACGAGATTATAACTGGCATGGAGACAGACCTATCTGCAGACAAACTAAAGAATGCGGCAGCTACAAAACGCTTAGCAATAGAAGATGCCTTCCAGATACTTAACAGAATAGAGCAAGAGAACGACAAACTGACCGAAGAGGTTAAGGTATCGGAACCTAAAATACAGGGATTTGCAGAAAAAAGATCAAAATAACTTATACACAAGGCTTAGCGACTTTCTACCTGCTAACACCATACACATGAAGAACAAGGCCAAGTCTTGGTTTTATGGTTATGACGAGAAGCACGACCTGGTTGTAATATCTAAGGACGGAACCATTGGTGATATATACGAGATAAACGGTCTCAACATAGCCCTACCATCCGTCCCAAAAAACGTGTATAAAAGGGACGAGAAGAGGGAGAGCCAGTACTGGGAACCAGCAGACTATCCAAGGGAGTTATCAAATGTAAAGTCTATATTCCAGTGGCACACGATGTCAAAGGAGTTCAAGGCCAAGTGGGTGGACTACATAGAGGGAGAGTTTGATCGTAGGGAGAACGGATTCTTCTTCAAGAACAACGGAATCGACACGTATATAACTGGTTCTCAGTACATGTACCTGCAGTGGACAAAGATTGACGTTGGTCTTCCAGACTTCAGGGAGGCTAACAGGGTATTCTTTATATTCTGGGAGGCATGCAAGGCTGACGACAGGTGCTTTGGTATGACGTATCTAAAGATCAGACGTTCTGGATTCTCGTTTATGGGATCAAGCGAGCTTGCAAACATAGGAACACTTGCAAAGGATGCAAGACTTGGAATACTATCCAAGACTGGTAACGATGCCAAGACGATGTTTACAGACAAGGTTGTACCTATCGTAAACAACTACCCATTCTTCTTCAAGCCAATACAGGACGGTATGGACAAGCCGAAGACAGAGCTGGCGTTCAGGGTTCCTGCTTCCAAGATCACTAAGAAGAATATGTACGAGGACGGAGACGTTGAGATACAGGGTCTTGACACCACGATTGACTGGAAGAACACAGGAGACAACTCATACGATGGTCAGAAACTACAGTTACTAATACACGATGAGTCTGGTAAATGGCTAGCACCAGATAACATCCTAAACAACTGGAGGGTTACTAAGACCTGTCTACGATTGGGTAGTAGGATCATTGGTAAGTGCCTAATGGGATCTACTCCAAACGCGTTAGCAAAGGGTGGATCAAATTTCAAGAGACTCTACGAGGACTCAAATATAAAGACAAGGAATAATAATGGACAGACTAAGTCTGGAATGTACTCGTTGTATATACCTATGGAGTGGAACTTTGAGGGTTACATAGACATATATGGTATGCCAGTATTCAGAGAGCCAGCCAAGCCAGTGCAGAGTATAGATAGATCTATGATAAAGACTGGGGCAGTTGACTACTGGGAAAATGAGGTTGAATCTCTAAAAGGTGACGCTGATGCATTGAATGAGTTCTACAGGCAGTTTTCTAGAACAGAGTCTCACGCGTTCAGGGACGAGAGCAAGTCATCTATATTTAATCTAACAAAGATATACCAACAGATAGACTACAACGACTCTCTTATAAGGGACAGGGTTCTTACTCGTGGATCGTTCAGTTGGTACGAAGGTAATAAAGATACAAGGGTTGTATGGACACCAGATACAAGGGGAAGATTCCTAGTGTCTTGGATACCAAACAATAGCTTACAGAATAACATTATAGTTAAGAATGGGATGAGATACCCTGGTAATGATCATATCGGTGCGTTTGGTTGTGACCCCTATGACATATCTGGTACAGTTGGTGGAGGAGGATCTAATGGATCACTTCACGGACTTACTAAGTTTAATATGGACGATGCTCCTAGCAACCACTTCTTCCTTGAGTACATAGCAAGGCCACAGACCGCAGAGATATTCTTTGAGGAGGTCCTGATGGCGTGTGTGTTCTACGGCATGCCAATACTTGTTGAGAATAATAAGCCAAGACTACTTTATCACTTAAAGAACAGGGGGTATAGGGGTTTCTCTATGAATAGACCAGATAAGCACATAACGAATCTTTCTAAGACAGAGAAGGAGCTCGGAGGTATACCTAACTCATCTGAGGATGTTAAGCAGTCTCACGCTGCTGCAATTGAGTCATACATAGAGAAGTACGTAGGACTAGATATGGAGGGTACGTACAGGGACTCTGACGAGATGGGTAGTATGTACTTCACTAGAACAATAGAGGAGTGGGCTAAGTTTGATATAAATAATAGGACAAAGTTTGATGCTGCAATCAGTTCTGGACTCGCTATAATGGCTAACCAAAAGAATGTGTACCTTACGGCAAAAAAAGAATCGAAATTAAGCATTACCTTTGCGAAATATAATAACAATGGCAGATATAGTGAAATTATAAGATGAAGGATGTAACTGTAAAAATAAATCCTATAGGCTTTCCTGATCAATTTGCATCGGATAGAGAAAAGGAAACATACGAGTATGGACTACAGATTGGACAATCTATTCAGTACGAGTGGTTTAGAAAGGATAATCAGAACTCAAGATTCTATAATCAGTGGGGTGACTTTCATAGGTTAAGACTGTATGCTAGGGGCGAACAGTCTGTGGCTAAATATAAGAATGAGATGGCTGTGGATGGTGACCTTAGTCACCTTAACTTGGACTGGACTCCAGTTCCAATCATACCTAAGTTTGTTGATGTAGTTGTCAACGGAATGAATGACCGTCTATTTAAAGTCAAGGCATACGCACAGGACTCTATATCACTACAAAAGAAGACCAAGTATCAGGATATGATACAGGCAGATATGTTGTCAAAAGATATTTTGACTGACATTAAAAATAACCTAGGTGTTGACGCTTTCGATACAAATCCAGACGACCTTCCAGAGAATGACGAGGAACTTGCACTCTATATGGAACTTAAGTACAAGCCAGCTATAGAGATTGCTGAGGAGGAGGCAATAAACACAATACTAGATCAGAACAACTATAACGAGACAAGAAAGAGAGTAGACTATGACATAGCCACACTTGGTGTTGGTGTTGTTAAACATATGTTCCTTCCAGGAGATGGAGTTAGAATTGAGTATGTAGATCCTGCAAATGTAGTTCATAGCTACACAGAGGATCCAAATTTTAAGGACTGTTTCTACTGGGGAGAGATTAAGACTGTTCCTATAACTGAACTTGTAAAGATAGACACCACGCTTACTAATGAACAACTTGAAGAGATTTCTAAGTATAGCCAGGCTTGGTATAACTACTACAGTTCATCCCAGTTTTATAGTAACAGCTTGTTTAACAATGACACTGCTACGCTATTATATTTTAACTATAAGACGACTAAGAGGATAGTATACAAGAAGAAGAACCTTGAGAACGGGAACTTCAAAATAATAGATAAGGAGGACGCTTTTAACCCACCTCAGGAGATGATGGACGAGGGCAACTTCGAGAAGGTTGAGAAGACTATCGACGTGTGGTATGACGGTGTGATGGTAATGGGTACTAATATTATGCTTAAGTGGGAGTTATCTCGTAACATGGTCAGACCTAAGTCAGCATCACAACACGCGATACCTAACTACATAGCGGTTGCTCCAAGAATGTACAAGGGAGCTATAGAGTCTCTTGTTAAGAGAATGATTCCATTCGCTGACCTTATACAGGTTGTTCACTTAAAACTACAGCAGGTTATATCTAAGGTTGTACCTGATGGGGTGTTCATTGATGCTGATGGTATCAACGAGGTTGACCTAGGAAACGGTGGAGCATACTCACCAGAGGACGCTCTTAGACTATACTTCCAGACTGGTAGTGTTATCGGTAGGAGTTACACAGGTGATGGGGAGTTCAATAATGCAAGGGTTCCAATCCAGGAGTTAAACTCAAATAGTGGACAGGCCAAGATATCTAGCCTTGTTGGTAGTTATAACCACTACCTAGGAATGATTAGAGATGTTACAGGTCTTAATGAGGCACGTGATGGTTCTATGCCAGATCCAAACTCACTAGTGGGTGTTCAAAAACTTGCTGCACTTAACTCAAACACAGCGACAAGACACATACTAGAGTCTAGCTTATATATTACTAAAACATTATCTGAAGCGATATCTTGTAGAGTTGCTGACATACTTGAGTACTCAGACTTCAAGGATGAGTTCATACTTCAAATTGGTAAGTACAATGTGAGTATACTTGAAGACATAAAGGATCTACATATATATGACTTTGGAATCTTTATAGAGGTAACACCAGATGAGGAGGAGAAGGCTCAGTTAGAGGCAAACATTCAGATGGCTCTATCTAGAGACTCTATATATCTTGAGGATGCAATAGACATCAGAGAGATGAGGAATCTTAAACTGGCAAATCAGTACCTTAAACTTCAGAGAAAGAAGAAGGAGGATACGGTACAGAAGAATCAACAGGCCCAGCAGGAGATGCAAGGTAAAATTCAACAGCAATCTCAACAGGCAGCAGCTCAGAGTGCGTTGCAGGCTATACAGGCAGAGACACAGTCTAAGATGCAGATTAAGCAGGCTGAGGTTGGCTTTGATATTGAGAAACTTAAGCAGGAGGCTCAACTTAAGATGGAGTTAATGAGGATGGAGTTTGACTTAAATATGCAGTTAAAGGGTGTAGAGACAGAGCAGATGAGTCAGAAGGATACGCTTAAAGAGAAGGCAAAGGACAAGAGAATAAGTATACAAAACACACAGCAGTCAAAGCTAATTGATCAGCGTAAGAATAATCTTCCACCAGTAAACTTTGAGTCAAACGAGGACAGCTTGGATGGATTTGATATGGCTGAATTTGAACCAAGATAAATAACTAACT